CACGACTCGGATTGCGGGACAACTCCCATGACCAACCTCGGTCTTGCCCAGATTGATTCTGGGTTGGCTTGAGACCGAAGAGTTGAGAGAGCCCGCGGGCAGCTTCGACCGGGATGTGGAAGTCTCGTGGGAAGCGACGTGTGATGTTCTCCAGTCGCCTGAGTAGCTTCGGGTGGCGGTCGAGTTGTTGTGACAGGGAGGAGGTAGGATGGAGGTCGGTAAGGCGATATCGGCGCAGAAGGTACTTCACTCGTCTTCGTCCGCGTGAGTTGAGAATCGGACTCATGCACGCTTGGGATGCCGTGACACGGCGACCTATTCTCTTGCGGGCGAGTCCCATGAGTAGGGACTCGCGGACTGATTTGTGTTGTGCCTTCGGGCGGGGTTGTCCAATGGTGGTGACTTGTCGGGCGCGCGCCGACAAGAGCGCGATCTGCACCGTACTGGCAGGTGTAGTGAACGCGTTGGAGGATGGGGTTCTCCAACCGATGAGGGATTGCTGGATGATATTCCATTCCTCGTCGGTGAAACCCCTCGTGAGTGGTGCATTTCCACGCACCAACCACGCGAGGAGGAGACTTGACCGGTGTCTTCCTCGTCCTCCAGCACCACCGAATTCCCGCGGGCCGTCTATCGCTTGCTTCGGCCGGAGGTACCGCACCGTTGCGTCGATGAGACGCTGGATCGGTTTGGGTTGGGTGTTGCGCCGTTTGTACAATTGATCGCGGATGGTTAGAGGATCCGTCCGTGAGAAATTGTGCTCCGTCGCAGCAGCCTCCCGAATCGACATGACAGCGTCTGTGTCGGTGGCGGTTGCTATGCTTCCGTTGACCTGGGACCGTATGAAGCGCTCGCAGAATACGCCCGAATCCCCAGCAAAGGATTTGGAAACGTTCTGCTTGAGGCCTAATGCGGTAAGAATTGCCCCATACCGGTTGGATGTGCTCTGTGACCAGAGACCGATTAAATCGTCTCCGCAGATCGCAAAAGACCGGGTCTTGAAGTCTTTTGACGTCGCTTTCCAAGCGGAATAGGCGTTTAAGACGGATAGCACAGTCCAGCTGAAGCCTGTTCCGAGAAGGAGGCCCTGGCCTGTGGTGGGGTAGAGTTCGTCCGGGTCGAGTCGGGTCTGAGGACCCACCAGCTTCCGTGCAGCGGTTAGTCTCCATTGGTCCCAGTTGAGAGCAGTGCCGATTCCGAGTAAGACGCTTTCTGCAGCGTCGAATCGGATGTATTCTGTTGCGGCCGTAAGGTCGGCAGAATACAATCGGCCTGGTACTCCTCTCTCCCAGGGCTGACGAAGATGAACCTTACCGCCCGTTAGACCGGCACTGAACCAAGGGTGCCGGGCTAGGAGGGGGACTGTCTCTGCAGAGAGACACCTCCCGAAGTGGGCGGTAGCCGCCGTGTGAATCGTTGCTACTCGCACTTTCCCACCCGCCTCGGGTAGGCCCACTGGTCGGAAGGCCGGTGCCGAGGTGGCGAGCATTAGCTCTTGTGAGAAAATGTAAGCCGAGTAGTCATCGAATTCTTCGTGACGCGGCGACCTATACGGTAAAGCTGGTGGTCGACCCGGAGCTCGAAGCCACGTGGGCTCTTGGATGATGTTCTGCATGAGCACGGGACCTGTCATCCCGAACTGCTCGTGAAGGGCGGCCGCCGTGCCACCTTCCTCTCGCGTACGTTCTGCACAAGCAGTCGCCGCAGGAGTAGGTGCCGGTATCCCGCTTACCCATGACGGGTATTCTTCACCCCAGAGATCCACGTTACTGACCTCCTTCCTTGTGAGAAGGTCTTTGAAGAGCTCGTGTGTAAAGCTACTGATCTCCGTTCTGATGTCTAAGGGCAGCATGTTCGGTGGTGAGTGGTGCCAGAGCTTCAACTTTTCTTCAACCGCAGGAGCAATCTTGTGTTTGACCGAAAAGTTGATTGATCTGGCCAACGTGCTCGCGCTGAAGAGCCGCTCTCGCGAGGACACCCCATTAAATTGGGGGTACTTGTGAGTGTGGGTGTGGTTGCATGCGATCGTCCGCCATTGGAGGGACACCTCCTTTAGCAGCGGTTGGCCGTGGTGTAAGATCATCACGACAAACCGGAGGAACAAGTGGATCTTCGCTTGATTCCTCGGCGCCCGGCAATGGCTTCGCCGGGGGGTCCCGTGTACGAGGGACCATGCAGCCACGAGGGCTTGCCACCCTTCCTTCAGTGCAAAGGCTTTCTCGTTGATTGCGATTCTGTGATCCGGAATTCGCTTTCGCCTTCTCCCTGTTACAGGGCGGGAATGGGCTATTAGCTCCAACCCCGCTACAATAGTTTTGCTGGGTCTCCCCACAAGGAGACCCGCATTGACCCAGTGCAGCGCCGCCTGTGCAGACGGAGGATATCCTCCAACCTGCCGGCGCTCCGCTGGGTGAACTATTGCACCCCGTGAT